GCCCCGCCTAGAGTTGCGCCAATAGAAAAGCCAAGCCCAGGAGCGCCAACAAAAAAGCCTAGAAGCCCACCTACTGCACCTCCTGCAATTGTGCCTAATGACCCGCCGCTCAATTCAGTCCCCTACCTTGATATTGGCTACTGGTAGGTATAAAACTAAACCCGCCAAAGTTTACAACGTTGTTCCACTTGTCGCGGCAATCTTCTAATCGTTTACGGCAGCCGGGTATCATGACATAAGCATCCCCAACAGCAACCGGGTAATGAAAAGCCTCATGAGTTGTGATGGTTCCATCTGCTGCATATACTTTTATTTCTTGTGGCTTTAGACCTGCGTTTGCTGGATTAGATGTTGATGATTGTACAAATTGGATTGTTCCTTCACCGAAGTAATCAGCCGCCTCACCACGGGTATTATCTCTAAACTCTGAGTTACTGACAACCGATGTTATTGTGCCTGTTACAGTTACAGATACTGCATCAAACTTGCATCCTGCAAACTCCTGTCCACCAAACTTCTTTGGGCATTGTGCTGTATAAGTCTTACCTACTGTCTGATTGAGTACATCAATCAGCATCATTAACTCAATTGTGTATCTTTGATCATCTATCTTAGTCTTGCCCATAAACGCCAAACCTATGGGCTCCTCGTCCACTACTGGTGCACGCCAATTAGTAGCAAAGCAATATACACGCTCATTGTCAAACACGCCTGATACGATCTCGTTATAATCTATACCAGCAATATCAGCGATACCTTTAAGGTCAATTACTCCGGGGGCCAGACTGGTATCAAGTGACTGGCCACTAAACTCATATCCTGATCCGGAGAGATAAGTATTGGCCCCGATAACAACGTCCCTGACGTGTGATGTAAGGTAAACAGGATCGCCCCATAAAGGGACAATACGTATGCAATGTATTTTGTATCTGTAATCTGCTACTGCTGGTTTCATGGGTTTAATAACTCTATTATTTCAATTTCTGAGGTTTCACCGATGTTATTTGTGACTGACTTAACATCTATTCTTGAGTTAAACCGACATGGTATGTCAAACTCACATCCTCCAGTTACAACCTCACTAGCATCAGGTCTTGTAGCGGCTGTACCGCCTCCGCTATAGGCTGTAAATGCTGTAGAGTCTATGTTGACTGTTATTGTTGTTACTCCAACAGAGGTTATCGTGCCTCTAAGTCCGTTTATTTGTGTCATTCCCGCCACACCTGAGATGTAAACGCTCATATTGGGCGAGAACCCATGAGATACGCCAACAGTGATAACCGCGCTTGCTGCTTGAGTTATAGCTGTGATTGCCTTGCTGTTGTTTACGAATGTTACTAATCCTGTTGTGGTCGATACCGACCACATTGCGGCTATTGTCTGTGATACCCCACCAATAGCTATCAACACGGTATTTGCTACCGGCTTGAAAATTGTACGGTACGGCTTACCGATACTGATCGCCGTGCCTACTCCATAAGCTACTTGTAGCTGGTATACGCCTGCGGAGACCAAAGCAAGTATTTGATCCGTTTGTGAGGGTGCGGATACGTGATCGTTTGTCGTAAAGTCATCCAAAACCTTAACCCTAAAACCTGCATACATGCCATAGCATCTATGATAAAGAGATAAAATCTCATCCCATAATGTAGCCGTGTACTTTGTGTAGGTCACATTAAATATGCGTATCGGATAAGGCTGAACCAATCTCCTATATTCGCCACGGTTAGCGGTCTGCGTTATCTCTACGCTGTATTCGTCAGCGTAGCTTGCGCCCATGCGAACGCATACAGGTAGCCGCTCCTCTAAAAATTCTCCACTCATTTATCCGTACCTTTGGGCGTTTGATAAAAACCCCATTGCTTCGCGCGCACCTTGTGCGGCTGCACGCCTTACGTCTGGTGCGCTTCCGCCCTGGACATTTACAGTTATGTTTACATTTTGACCGCCACCGAACCCGCCGCCTTTGATGCCAAGTTTGCCGTCAGCGCCGCGTGCCAAAGGAATTATTGCCTCAGGCCCTGCCTCGCCAAGTAGACCAGTCTTGCCACCTTTCATTGGGAAACATGTCGGCGCACCGAATACTCCTCCAGTTGCGAACGGTACTACATTACCACCACTAAATACATTGCCTTTTGCTGATGCCAAAAAAGCTGCATCACTGGCACCGGTACCACCACCGAACAACCCACCAATTGATTTAAATAGTGATCCAAAAATGTCACCACCCGACCCAACTCCTGACGCACCACCTTTTAACAAGTCAAATAACTGTGAGCTTAAATAATCAGCTGCCATCCTGCGCAATGTTGTAGCAAAATTGTCAACCAGTCCGCCAAGGTTTTCATTAAATGGGTCGAAAAGAAAATCTGCAAAAGATGATTCAATATTACGCGCTGCCTGGATTGCATACTCACTTAGTTTATCAGTCCCGTCAACTGCTGGTTGGATAAACTGATCATTAAAGGCTATTCCAAGTTTGTCAAATTGCTCCTTCTTTTGCTCAATATCTAAATCACTGTCAGCTATCCTAGCCAATTGATCATTAAATCCTTCCTGCACTCCACCAGACCTTATAAGTTCATCTGTGCTTTTGCGTATGTCATAAAATTCGTTTGCTGATTCAACCAAAGCATCCCATTGCTTGTCTTGTCTTTCAAGAGCGTCCTGTTGTTGTGCTAACGACAATAAATTATCAGCTTGCGCTTGTGATATGCCCTTAAGACCGCCGTTAATTATTTCATATTGTAGCTTAGCAGCTTCGCTAGTCTCGCCACGCAAGGCTAGTTCTTTTGTTAGGCTTTCCAGCATTGACTCGTAGCTTTTTTGTAGCTGCTCTGCTGCGCGCTGTTCGTCACTTATTGATGCTACCCTAGCTGCGCTGGCTGCCCTTACCTTCCTTTCTCCGCCAGCGTCACCTACGCCAATTAAGTTTTTAACGCCTTGAGGTGTAGCTCCCGGTACTGCTGCAATTACTTCAGATTGCTTTTTAAGCTTATCCGCAAGTCTTTGTTGTTTTGCATAAAGCTGGTCTAATCTGTTTGCTTCGAGATTCGCGTCGTTTCCAACGATGTCATCTATCAAGCCACCTATTACGCCGTTTTGTTGTATAGCTGTTAGCTTCTTTTCAGTCCTTGCTATTTCCTCGTTTACGCCTTGTAACTCGCCCGCTATCCCTGTAAAAATTTGTTTATGAGCAAAAGCATTGCCAATACCGTTGATCGTGCCTATGAGTATATTCCCGCCTTTTGTTGCTGCGGCTATATTATCTATTAGATTATTGAGAGCACTGGCAAAAGAGCCACCAAGGATAATAGCTACACCGCCAAGACGCGCCTTGAATACTTCCAAGGTATCGTTAAAAGCATCTGCTTCTTTTGCAAGAGCGGCTGTGGCTCCTGACGCTGACTGACCTTCTTCTACTACTCTATGTAGTTCTTCGGATCCCAGGGATAATAAAGGCGCAAGTTCAGCGTATGACTTACCAAGTGCCTTTGCTCCAAAAGCGGCTTTATCCTGTTCGTTCTGCAAAGAATTGAATACATCCGCAAACTGTAAAAAAGCTTCGGATGGGTCTTTAGCACTTATGCCTAGTGCTTCAAATTCTTCACGATTTTTAGCGATATTGATTGAGAGCTTATTAAGCGCTCCGCCTAGAGATTCAAGGTCTGTACCTGATTGTTTTGCGGCCAGGCTAAAGCCAGCAAGAGTTTCAACAGCTACGCCCGTTTTAAGCGATACATCATTAAGATTGTCTAGTGCATCTATACCGGACTTGGCAAAGGCTGCTATACCGGCAATGGATATTCCCGCACCGATAGATGACAATGCAGAATTAATTGCTCTTGATCTTGCTTGTGCGTGTCGCTGTGCCTGGTCTAATGGAGCGGTAAAACCACCAATGCGAGCAACTAAATCAAGTGTAAGTGTACCTAAGTTTCCAGCCATTTACATCACCATTGTTTCATTGCTTCATTAAGGCTTATTTCTGGTTCTTTTTCGTGTGGCATAAAATCCCAAATTTTATAATCGCCATCCTTACTGTTTGCATTAGCGTAAGTAGCCAGTAATAGGGCAGTGCTGTATTCTGTGCGCATCCCAACATTTAATGATCCTCGTTTGTTTACGTAAGCTACCCAAGACCTAAATTCAGCCGCTGTTAGTTTGCGTTTTGCGTCGTCTATAGTGTTACCACCAATGCCATGCAACACTAAC